TGCTATTGCGTATGCAATGCCGTTGTCGTTGACCTCATTAATAGCACCAGCTATATCTGTTGCTGCTGTTAGAAGTCCTGCCTGAGTAGTTATGCCTTGTAAATTTGTGTTTGCTGCTACTGTTAAGTTGTCACTATTTATAGTATGTGCTGCACCAGAAAAGATGGTGTTTGCTGCTACTGTTAAGTTGTCACTATTTATAGTATGTATCGCACCGGAAAAAGTGGTGTTAGAAAGAACCGATAGATTGTCTACTCTCATTGTGGTTGTTGAACCAACCGCATCCAAGAATGTAACATTGACAACATTTGCCGATACTGTATTCGCAAATACTAAATCAGTAGTAACTGTGTTTGCCGATACTGTATTCGCATTTGGGGAAATGGAATTGACACGATCAATTGCATTATTGGTTGTTGCAACCCAACTGCCGAATGTATCACCACCCGCAACATTAATCGTTATTAAATCAGCCATCTATTCTTTCCATTATCGTTTTAAGTTGTTCTTCTAATCTATTTATATCATTTTTCATCTGATGTATTTCATTATCCTTTGATCTTAAAATCTTTTTTCTTTCTTTATAACGAATCAATGCAGTAAGATCAGTGTTAATGATAGCACCTGTCTCTGGATCTTTTGCAAAACTTGGTTCGTTCTCAATTTTAATCAGAGGTTTCATATTATTTCTGCAATGCGATGGTGCGGAAATCACGTACCCTCGGTGGATTAACTGTTGATGTTGATAACAATACAATCTTAATCTTGAAGTATTTAAATCCTGTAAAGGTAATACCATTAGAGTTTGTGTATTGAACTTCATCTCCTGTACCTGTAAGATTTGCAGTAGAAATTCCATACTCATATTCTTTAAAGTTATTTAAATCTTCCACATCAGAATAGATTGTAGATAATGTTTGTTGTGGCATTTCTACCCATGACACGTCTTGAATCGTGTCACTATCTTCTGAGTTTAGAATTTTGTAGTAAACTTTAATGTCTGCCGTGTATGGTTTGTATGCAGCAAGATATATCTTCAAGTCCTCTGCGTCCTGACCTTCATCAAGAGTGATAGTTTTAGTTATAAATCTTGCAGTAGAATCACCACCCGCAGTATTTGCCTCATTTGTTGAGATATTGTTTACCACGTTTTGTATGCAGAACATACCCGCTCTTTCAATATCAATAACAGGAGAGTGTCTAAAGTTATCTGTGTTGGTTAATGTCAACTGTACGTCACAAGAATCAGCACCCAATGTTGCTTCTTGGGATTGTGTCAATACATATCTTCTTGCTGTCAATGCCTTTTGGATATTGTCAGGATAACCAATGAATGATGTTTCTTTTGCTACTGTTGATGTTGCAAGTTTAGCACCAAATGATACTGCTGTATCTTGTAATGCAAGTTTACCCACAAACAAGTTAGCAACGTCAACTGGATATTCATCTATAGATGAAATGCGTCCTGTTGTGCCATTTGTTTGTTCACGTACATATCTATTTGTGACAAATGTTCCAGACACATCTTTAAGTTTAAGTATTCTATTTTCTGTATATGGATTATATGTATCTATAGTTCCTACAGGATATGTTTGTGCTGTCAACGTTCCGGTTGTTCCGGTTGTCACACCATTTGCATAATACAATGTGCAAGTTTCTGTTCCAAGATACTTGGCAGCCAATGTAACGTCTTTAACTCTTGCAGACGTACCACTTGAAAATGTAACTATGCCATTTGCATTTGATGTATCACCTGAAATATATTCACCAGTGTTTGCAGAGAATGGTGCACTAAAGGTAAGTGTTGTTTCACCGTGAACCTTTCTTGTGCCCTCAAAATTATCTGATGATATTGTATCAATGATCATGTTTTCAAAGTTTTCATTAATCATACTTACTGTTCCGGTGCTGTTTGTACCGAAGTTAGCAAAGTATGCGTTGAACTTCAAATCTTCTTCTTGAATAGGTGTCCACACTCTGTCGTTTGCTGATGCAAATAATAGACCTGTGTATGGATTACCACTAACTCTTTCACCAGATATTAAATCATCTTCACCCATACGAGCAACAAATGCAGTATAGTTAGGATTACCACCGCCTGGACGCATAACAATTGCGTAGTCTCTGTCTGCCAATAAGTATATCGGTGTTGGGAAATATATTGGGGTTGGTTTAGAACCATCATCTGAAATATTAATGTCTGATGTTTCTACCTTAATTCTACTCAAAGGAACTAACTCCTCTGCGACTAAACTTGTAGATGGATCAGTTTCTCTAATCTCAACATACAATGGAATTGTATCATCCTTATCTTTAAAGAACAAATCAAGTTTTGTTAAGAACAAGCCCGGTGTAGAAATTGAATCTGACGAATCAGAAATTCTAAACGTTTGTGCTAACGGATCAGGATTTGGTGGTGGAATACGCACCAAACTCGTATGAGTGTTAGTATTAGTGTTTGTGTTTATGGTTTGTATTCTTCTAACCTGTCTGGTTGTTACAATAGTTCTTTGAATTTCTTGTTGTTGTCCAGATGCTTGGAATGTAGTATCGGCAGCACTTGTGAAAGCACCGACTTCTGGTGCGTTTACATTAGAGTCAGTTAGTTTGAACTCATTTTCACCAGTACTAAAACGTTTATTACTATCGTTTGGTATACGGAACTCACCATATATGTTACCACTCGCATCAGTGTTTAACGCAACTCCCTCATTTGCCGTATTCGCAAAAGCACTATCTGTAGGTGTACAGTACGCATTGACATCTTCACCATCAAAGAAAGCATAAAATCTTGTAGATGGTTTTAATGATGAACCAGTGAACCTAACTATCTGTGTGCGAATAAATGGTAGGATGCTACTACTGATCAACCTATCACCTTGATCATCCACATCCTCAGTAACACGTTCTGAGTTTGTAATCTGTTGTGATGTTGTAACTTGTGTGCTTCTGTTTACTCCGAAACCAGCAACAGGATTTGTCCATCCAAGGATAGACCAAGTTCTTGTAGAACCCGAACCTATCCACCAAGTTCCCGGCGTGAAGTCCCATCTCCAACCCCATATTGGTGCTGGTGCTGGTATGCCAGCTGCACCTGATGTTGTAGACGAAGATGAAGAAGTTCTTACTGTTTCAAGACCCGTATCAATAGTATTAACTATATTAAGATCAGGTAATCTTACTGTATCAATCCAAAAATCTTGATCGGGGGAAAGTGTAACATCACCATACCAAGTATATGCCAGACCAGTTAAGTTTCTTGTTCGTGTTGCGTTTGTTTGTTCAATCAAAAGATCGTGGGTGTATGGAAGTGTTGCATATACACCTTCTGCTATATTTTGAATAGCAGTAATAGTAGAACCACCATTAACTGTCTGTGATACAGCAAACGTGCCAGTTATATCTTCAAGATACAACTTAGAACCGCCAGTGACATCAACCTGATGTCTCAATGTTCCGGTTGCACTACCAGATGATGTGACAGTAGAACCAACTGTTAAAGGATTAACAGCAGTTGTTTCATTGATTGTTAATATAATATCTTTTGGTTTTGTTATAATACCAGATGATGAAGCAGAGTTATGTATTAACTTAACTAAGTTATTTACATATGGAGGACGCAGTTCACCCGTTGATGCGTCTACTGCAACATTATAGTCAAGGTTTGTTGTGTCACCTGTGTTGTGATTTATAAAGTTATCAACAAGAATACCATTCTTAAATCTTTCAAGTCCGGCGTTGTCTGTTATTGCAATGTTCTTTGCATCTGTTTCTAATAAAGAAAGTGAAGTATAGTATTCAAGGTTATTGATACGTTGTTTCAACACACCAATGTCTTTCATAGTGTGTCTTTCTATTCTTTGTGGTTGTGTTCTTGATGCGAGTTCTGGTCTACCTAATACCTTTGCATCATATGTTGTCAATGATGGGTAAGGAGAAATCAAAGCAGTTCCCAATGTCATACCATCAGAAGAATCCTGTGGTGTTAATGGGTTCAAAGAAGATACGCCTCTTATAGCACGTACCTTGCCATTTCTATCCATAATAATTTTATCTATTCTTGGTAGATAGAATTGAAGGTCTGCTACGAAGTTTTCATTTGGTGATAAGTATCTTAAACCATTACCAGTACCTTCAAGTATAACAGAACCATTTGCAGGGTTTGTTGAGATATTAGTAATAGTTGTAACCGAGTTTGCAGTATTTGTTATTCTTGGTCTAATGTCTATAGAGTTTCTAAGATCATATGAATCACCTGTTGTTGGTGAAGTGTACACAGGAATATTTTGTGTTTGGATAGCAGCTGTGTTTGCTGTTCCATTAACATCATCAATAGGATATGAGTCAACTGAAAAATATCCAGTACCAGTTGATGTGTCTTGTGTAAAGTGATCGACACTAACTAATAGAACATCCCCATTTGCAATTGTTCTAGTAGATGTTGTTTTTAATTTTAGGAAACCTGTTTCGTATAGGTTGTCACGTTGACCATTATCTAATACAAAGTCAGAAGTTATTAATGTACCCTGTGATGTATTTGAAAATGCTGCGTTTGATTGCAACAATCTAACAGAATTCAATTCATACAAATCTGCAAGACCTAATCCCCAAGGGCCGGTCTTTGCTATAGCACCACGTGCTGCTGTATCATCTGATATGTTCAGTTGTACAACTCGATCACGCAATATTGCCTTTGATTTTTCTTGTGCATTGTTTTTTACAAGAGGAACAGTAACGGTTACGGATGTTCCTGTTGTTAATGTTTCCCCAATATCAAAAACTGATGATGTTGTCGAACCAACTGTGACTGTTCGATCAGCACCAGTACCAAAACCAGCAAGGTTAATTATTTGTCCTTCTTTAAATACTTTGTTGACAGAAGAACCACCAGCAGATGTAGATGCCGCGACTTCTAATGTTAATTCTGTATCAGAAACTACTGCTGCTACAACGTGATCACCATCAGATGGTATTGTTATAACTTCACCCGCATTTATTTCTGTGGTAAAAGAAGTACCCGCACCTATTATTTGTGTGTTTGATTGTGTTGTTATTGTACCAGTAAGATTTACTGATGATGTTGCTGCTGCATTTAAAGTAACTTTTATTTCGTTCTTTTGAGTATCATTTAATGCACCAACAGAATAAGTAAACAATTCATTTGCACCACCAACTGTAGTGTCAACTGTAAATGTACCATCTGTTGCCATAGTGACATCAAATGATTTTGTGAAGTTGAGTTGAGTCTCAACTGAATCTAATACGTCACGTATTGTTTTTACAGCACCGGCTGGTAATTCATATACACCAGTGTTGAATGTTGTTTCTTGTAATACTGCATTGCCACTAACAAGAATAGCATCTGCTTTACCATCACCACTTGCAAGACTGTAATATGCCGAACGCACATTAGCAAAAGTTCCTGATGTCATTTTAATATCATATAGATATAATTTCCATATTGCTGATGATGAACCCTTAACACCTGATTCATACACAACCGCTCGAACACGTGCTGTTCCTATTTCAGTCCCAACTACAGCACCAGCAGACCAAGTATCACCTGAAATTGCATCTTGTGCTGTGTCACGTAATGATACAACTGGATGTTCATCAATATCCCATTTACCCACCAATTCATTTACTGATAAGTAGTTACCATAGTTTGCTGCGATTGTTAATTGCTCTGTTTCTTCAAAGTCAATACCTTTATCAATTGCAATATGTTTTGTGTTAGTTGTGTCTTGTTCATAGCCAAATACATAAGCCTTACCAGTTGCAACATCCACAGAAAGTTTAGTACTATCACCACCATCGGCAAGAAGATATACACCATTATTATCTACGCCATTATTAAGATGTTCTCTTAATTTAAGAGACAACCCTTTAACAATGTAGTTACCTGATTCGTCAAAAGTTCTTCTTGCGATGTAATCATTGATCTGTGCGTATATTGGTTTGTCTGAACGTGCTTCAACTTGTCCGTTTTTAATTCGCAGTATTTCTACAAACCCAGATGTGTTTGCAGATGTAAGAGTTTTCTTTACCAATACTGGTAATAATTTGAGTCTGTTAGAGCCAGGTGCATTGTAGTTGTATGCACCTCTTGCTGGATCAAGTAATGTAGAATCATCAGAGAATTTAACAATAGATTCTTGTATATCAAATCCTATGCGGTAACTTGTATTTGCTGTATATTTACCAATAACAATAGATTGTGCTGGTACACGTATAAAGTGATCCTTTGCGTATATGATACCCTCACCAAATGAAACGTGTGATGCTTGTCCTGTAGATGTCGCAGAAGTCAATACGTTTGCGGTTACAGTGTTACCAGATACCCATACTATTTCGTTGTTTGAAAATGTTGATTGTGTACCAGAATTTGTGTAACGGATATACAATGTGTTGGTGTCAGGTATAACTGCCTCTGAACCAGCAATACTATTAACAACATATGCCTTACAGCCAGTAACAGAACCTGTAATTTCTTGTTGTAAGAAGTTGGATAATGTAATATTAACATTAGCAGAATCTCTATCTCTCAATTTCACATAAGAAATATTTTCATCATAGTTCATTTCACACCCAGAAACAATCGAACCCTCTTGGAATATATGCTCACCAAATCTGTCGATTTGATTTTGTATCATGGTTTGCATTTGGGTCAACTCACGACCCTGTACTGCTAATGCGGGTTGAAACAACATACGATGAAAGTTTTTACTCTCATCGAAATCATCGTAATAAGGATCAACGTTAAGGTTTGTTTCTAATGAATTTGTATTTGCAGTTGCCATTTATTTTAAAATTTAAATATTAGTTTGATTGATTCAATCTGGTCGGGTGCTCTTTCAACCATGTCTCTATTCTCCAAATAGATTAAGTCTCCAGAGAATTTTCTTAGGTCACCACTATTTATACTACTTATAGTAGCCGTTGTTCCATTATTTGCAGTTATAGACTCCAGTGCAGTAAATGCACCATCAACATCTGTTAAACTTAATATTCCCTCAGTTGCTGCAAGATTTGTATTGGCAAAATAGAATATAGAACCGTTTGCCGAAGTACTATCACCAACAATAAAACCATCTTCTTCAAAGACACCAGACACAGAATTTAATGTTATCCGTGTCAATTGATTGTATGTTGTATTATTAGCAATGCTGCCATTGGCATTATTTGGTTGGTCAATAATACCAATAGAATGAAAATCATTTTCTGCTGGAAATGTATTACCCTCATCTCCTGAAAACTGTGTCACCACCATTACATTATAACCAGCAAGTTCTTCTATTGCATTAGTGCCATGCCCAGATGGAGGTGAAATCATAGGATATGCAGTTGCCCCTGAACCATATAAACTATTTGCGGAGAATGATATTTCACCATGTGAATAGTCATTGCCCCTTGTCAACATGTTTACGTGTGTTATAGAACCTACAACACCATTTGCATAACCAGTTGCTCCAGTACCATCACCTGTTATTGTTACTTTAGGGCCGATGAAATATGTTGATGTTGAATCAGGTGCTACTAAGAAAGAAGTGTTTACAGTTAAAACTCTTGTAGTACCATCATAATTTGTAATTGATCTTATTTGTGATGCACCAGTACCACCCGTTATATAGATGGTAGAACCATTATATATGTCGTTCTGTGTGTTTGCCCCAACTGGAAGTGTTGCGGTAGTAGAAGATGCTGTTATTAGTTTACCTTGGTTAAGTTTATATCCCGAACCACCATTAGATACCTTTGCAAAATCTATTGATCCATTGGATGCAGCATCTTGCACTTGCGATTGTGGTGATCCATTGTTAGCAGACAAAGTTGTTACTGGCATGAACTCTGGTGTCAAGAACTTAAATGCACGTGCAGCATCGACATTATACATAAACTTCCAACGATAACCATCAGATGTTGCCAATGTTGTTAATGGTTGTCCAGATGGTTTGACAGTTGATGCCACACCATTATTATTGAATAAACATTTGTATACATTATATTGTTCTGTGACCACATAATATGTATTTGCTGATTCTGGAATTGCATTTAAATTAGGATCAGTACTATCATACTGTCTATACACTGTTCCTGTCAACCAATTATATCTTGGAATGACATTAGATATGTCATTACTGGTTATCTTTTTTGCAGCAACCATAGTCTCCCAAAAATTATAATTGGTGGTTTCTATGTTTGTATTTGGTGAGAAAGGAACATTATTCGCCCAAGAATCAGGGTGACTTACAAAGACATATTTATTTTCAGTACCTTGAAATGATTGCTTGAATTGATCCGCAATCAATATTCTTAGTTTATCGGTTGTTATATTGTGGATTGACATACTATTATTTATAACCTGTAGTAAAACGTATTTGCGACAACTGAACCAAAATCATGTGTTCTTTCGATTGTCATTGTTGTGTCTGTGGAAATAGAATTTACACCATAGGCATATGTATTAGCACCTATCGTAAAGAATATTTCAGAATTTGCATTAAGTTGTGTTGTAAATGCTGTACCTGTTCCTGATACATTAAATGAACCATTAGAAACATTAACAGTACCTGTACCCAATGTCCATATTTGTAAATTAGATGCTGTTACAGCATTGTTAATAGAAACATCCAGAGTTTCTATTACTTCCTTAGTGCCAAATAACTGTGTACCGGCTGGATGAAGTAGAGTATTGATGAAATCTCTGTACTCGTTTATGTTTTGTTCTGAGTTTACAACATAAGAATATTCTTGGTAATAATAGTTATCCTGTAGTTTACAGTTCCAAGACAACCAACCTCTTGTGTCTACATATTTACCTTCATTAATAAAGATACCAGATATATCAAATATTGCAATTGCTCTCCATGCAGAAGTGTCTGTGATATTAACCACTGTTATTGATTCACCACTCAAATATCCAGAACCAGTATTAGTAATTCTCAATGTTGAGATTGCGCCCGGTGCATTTACAGGAATTGAACTAGCACCATCACCCAAATATGATATAAAATTTTGATCTTCATCAAAAATAGGGAAATTATATGGAGAATGTGTTGGTTCTGTTATAGTTGTGGTTGGTAAAGTTTCATACCCATATCCATAATTCAATGTTTGTAGTGATGTGATTGTACCAACCACCACATTACTGTATTGAAATGAAGAACTCAAAGTAGATGATACATTAGAAGATGCAAGGTTTGCACCAACTGTTGCATTGTTAGCACCGTTTGTAGTAAATGTTATTCCATCTTTAATTGGAACTGTGGTCATTGGAGAAATTAAGTCTGTTGCAATCGAAGCATAAATCGTATTAGCAATAGATGTTACTCGGAATGATGCAGAAGAACCAGAACCACCAACAACAGTTGCCGTTGCATTTACAGTATAACCATAACCACCGGATGTTAATGGAAAATCTACTGCCGAGGTGTTTGATGTACTTGTTACAACAGCAAACGCACCTGATCCGGTTGGTGATATAAATGTAACTGTGTCACCATCTTCATGGAAAGCACCACCATCGGGAATTTCTAATGATGCAGCAGGCCCAACGTCAGTGTTTATTACTACTGTAATACTACTATCAGAATTAACTAAACTCTCCCCGTTTATAAATTCCCCAAACACATCTTTAAGAAATAGTTCCCAAACAATACGACCAGCTTCTTCTGTTCTATTTACCTGTGTGATAAGTCCGGTTGCACCAGAACTTAAACCTATTATACGTCCATAAAGACCATCTGGATCACCAGAACCTTTAAGTACTCGGATAGAATTTTCCTGAACCCATCTACCATCCGACACACGAAGTATATCATCGCCAGGATAATAGACACTTATTTCCTCACCATATAAAATACGGAAAAGAAGTTGGTAGGATGCTTCACTACCTCTGGCACGATAGAAATCTTTTGCGTACTTTGCAAACAATCTCTTATCCCCAAGAGCATTATTTGGAAAGTTTACAAGTAATTCATTTTTAAGGAACTCGAAATATTCATCTGTTGCTAAATCAATATCCCAATTGTTAGTTAGGTTTTGTGAAACCTCTATATGTTTCCCTGCTTGTTCAGCCCATTCATAATATGCTTTAATAAACCCAACAAGGTTCGCACCATCAGTTCTCCAATGATCTGGAAACTGTTGCTCAACTATGTTGGAAACTTTTATATATGTATTTGCTGACATTATACTACTATTGAGTTAATACCTGTTTCATCTACAGGAGATATAACACCAGAGGTTGTAACGTTTCTTGTTATTGCTGTTTGTCTGTTGTCTATAGTATTAACAAATGCCACTACACTATCCGCAATTAACATTATTTGATTTCTCAATGCTGTTATATCATTAACATCAGGTGTTATTGTGATTGTAATTGCACCGTCCTCATATGACGTTGGGAGAAATGAATTAATAGTGATTAGTCCTGAGTCATAATCTACAATACCAGCATCTTCTGACGCGTATACAACTTCATTCCCGTTTATAATATAGTATATTCTTAATATTCCTTCACCATCATCATCAAACATACAATCGTTAATGTTATTATATGTGAACTTGGAAGAATTAATAAAGTGCTGACCTGAGTGGGTGCTGTGACCAGTTGATATAGGTCTTTTTATTGCATTGTTGAAATTAATTTTGTAGGTCGTTGCATTTAAAACATTCGGAATAAATCTTTTTTGTATTTTGATTGTTGTCAAATTATTTTCAATGGCAGGGTCAACATTGTCAATCGTTTTGAGGAATTTAGAATACTTGAATTTCTTATTTTCAAATGAACTTAATTCGTTTGTTTCAAAATTGACAATTGCAGATGATACGTTTGTTTTAAGTTGATCAACAGTAGTGCCAAGACGGTTACCATTATACAATACCTTTATGGTTGGTACAATATAAAGATAAGTAGCATCAACAAATTCTGTGTCGATAGCCATTGTTGTGTAATTTCCTAGGAAAGTGTCTATATCATCTTTCTGGTATTGAGATATAACTGAACCAGCAACGGGTTTTACCGCGACATAAACCTTACCATATATCGGTGGAGTGTTTTCTTCACCACCCCACACACTGACAGATTGCACATATCCGAAATTGCTTTTTATTAATCTTTCATAATCATTAGCAAGGACAAGTCTGTTTTGTGTTTCGTAATTTCTTGGTGCGTTGAATTTTATTGATTCATCTGTTTCAATTTCAGAACCACCAGCAGCAACTTGTGATACCGTAAAAGTATAATCACTATAACCACCCAATGTAGATGGGCCGGTGAACGTTCCAATTAAGTTTGCATCTGTACCATTTGTTACACGATAACTTATACTAACAACGTTATTGTTCAACAACTGTTTGCCTATTGTTCCATCCCCAAACTTAATTTCATACTGATTGTCTGTTGTTGCTTCAAGGAAGTATACTTCTGATGTTCCTGTTATACTTGTTATATCAGATGCCTGTGTGTATGTTATTGTATTTGCAGACCCACTAAATTCAGTCACCGATACAACTATACTTGAAGTGTCTACATTTTCATTAGGTATTACATAATCAACTGGATTATTTGATGATACGGTATAACTATGTGTTAATGGTGTTCCTTCCACGATATTAAGATCAGATGAAAACGATCCATTACTTTCGTTTATAGAAACTGAATCTGGAACAACAAAGGCATAACTTACACCATTAACGGTGGAAGTAAATTCCGTGTTCTTTGGGATGACAATAGTTCCTGGCTCATCATTTGGTGTTATTTCCACGTTGACTACTGCGGTTGCACCTCTTGCTGAACGTGGCAAGTAACCAAGCATCTTTGCACGTGATACGATACTATCTCTTAACTGTGCTGAATCAAGGTATGCCTCTCTGGCAACAACATTAAGATAGTATGCGTTTTGATATGTATTATAAGTCAGAAGATTTATAAGAGTACTTATGATTGAGGACTCGAAATTATAATCACTGAATTCTGGTTGTGATGATAGATAAGTCTTTAAACTATTTTTTAGTGTATCAAAATCTAATTCTGATACGACAAATGCTGTATTTGCTGCCATTGGTTTCTCTTACCTTACCCTGTCGAGGATTAGATTTAATTCTATTGGTTGTGTTGAGTTATTTATTCTAAATTTAATAGTGACATTAACTCCGTGGTTATCTTCATCTGCACTTACTCGTACTCGGATTAGTTCCACTCTCGGTTCGTAGTTTTCTACTGCAACGATTATCTGTTTTCTTATGTTATGCTCTGTGAAGGAAGTGAAATTTTCAAATAACTGTGTGTTTAAATCAGCACCTAAAAACGACTCATAAGGGACTTCAAAATAGTTGGTGAATATCAGATTTTTCAATGCCTGAATAATGGCATCCTCATTCTCAATGGTATTCACATTACCAGTTATTGGGTTAGGTGTGAAAGATAGAGATAGGTCTTTGTATACTTTTTCGTTTATTGTTGATGCCATAGTATTATTTATAATCATCCACCGATGAAAGTATCAGATGATCCTTGTGCTACAAGTGAACCACATGCAACAGGATCACCAATTCTTGCTGCTGGTTTTCCGTTGATAAAGACAGTAGAAGAACCCGTTGCTAACACTGAACTGTGACAACTAGCATCACAGCAATGTATATCCCACGCGTCACCTTCTCTATGTGCTGCTATACCATTCACAAAAACATTAGGACTTGCTTCCACGTTTGGTCGTGGTGGCCAACAACCATGTCCTGTACATATATCCCCTAATCTTGTTGCTGCTGGCATTATGTGTTCCTCCCCACAAAACTTACACCCGTTCCGAATGTCTGAACAACTCTTTGTCTGTATACTTTCTTTGCGTATTGATCATCATCTGTGAATATTTCTACTGTATATAATATATATTTCTCATTATTTGGTGGTGCTTGGAATGAGTACAAGTCTGATCCTGATGGTATGTTTTCAATAGATGGTGTCGAAATTTTATTGCCATTTTGATTGTATTTAACATTATATTGTCCAAACGTAGAACTATTAAATGCCCCCGTTATAGTGCCAACGGAATTAGCAGTAATATCACCAGTTGTAATTGTTATTGATCTTGGGGTTATTGACGATGTTATTCTGTATGATGCAACATTAGCAGTAAACGAATCATTAGTATTTATAGTGAACTCATTAGTAAAGTTTTCAGACATATCTATATCTGAAAGTTCTGTTGAATCTGGTTGTATTGTCAATCCAACAACACCAAACTGAAGTGAGTCTGTTGAAAGTGTTGCTTCTGTTCCCACTAATGACAATGAGCCAGATGATGTTGGATAACCTCTATCTAATACTGTCTCTGAACCAGATAAACTATATGAATCTGTATCGACCCCAAAGATTCTATTGTATTCAAGGTTTGCAGTAGTGCCTGATGTGACATGAGTACCCGACACACCATCGAGAGCGTAATGATATTCAAGATTTGAATCAGTACCACTTAATGAATATGAATCCGATATAATAGGGAGTACATAATGATATTCAAGATTGGTAAATCCATTAATTATAAATTCATATGAATCAGTAAATGCAGTCAATTCTCTATTGTAATAAAGATTAGCAAATGTTCCACTTAATGAATATGAATCAGTGTCAACACTAAAAACCCTATTATATTCAAGGTTTGAATCAGTACCACTTAATGAATATGAATCGGTGTCAACACTAAAGATTCTATTGTATTCTAGGTTTGCAGTAGTCCCTGATAGACTATAAGAACCCGATACCACATCAAGAGCGTAATGGTACTCAAGGTTTGATGTAGTCCCTGATAGACTATATGAATCGGTGTCAACACTAAAAATTCTATTGTATTCTAGGTTTGCAGTAGTACCCGAAAGACTATAAGAACCCGATACCACATCAAGAGCGTAATGGTACTCAAGGTTTGATGTAGTACCTGTTAATGAATATGAGTCTGTATCGACACTAAAGACCCTATTGTATTCTAGGTTTGCAGTAGTACCTGAAAGACTATATGAATCGGTGTCAACACTAAAGACCCTATTGTATTCTAGGTTTGCAGTAGTACCTGAAAGATCATAAGAACCCGATACCACATCAAGTGCATAATGATATTCTAGGTTTGCAGTAGTACCTGTTAATGAATATGAGTCTGTATTGACACTAAAAATTCTATTGTATTCAAAATTTGCAATAGTGCCTGATAGACCATACGTTCCCGATATACTATCAAGTGCATAATGGTATTCAAGATTTGATGTAGCACCCGATAGGTTGTATGTTCCTGATATAGTATTAAGGGCGTAATGATATTCGAGGTTTGATGTAGTGCCAGTTAATGAATATGGATCTGTATCGACACTAAAGATTCTATTATATTCAAGGTTTGCAGTAGTGCCTGATAGAGAATATGAATCTGTATCGACCCCAAAGATTCTATTGTATTCAAGATTTGATGTAGTACCAGACAATGAACACGAATCTGTATCGACACTAAAGACTCTGTTATATTCAAGGTTTGATGTAGTGCCAGTTAATGAATATGAATCTGTATCGACAGAAAATAATATATGATATTCTAAGTTTGCATTAGTACCACTTAATGAATATGAATCAGTATCGACACTAAAGATTCTACTGTATTCTAAGTTTGCATTAGTGCCAGTTAAACTATAAGATCCAGATACTGATGGAAATACATGATGGTATTCTAAATTGGATATAGTACCATTAAAATTATATGAACCACTATCACTAGGAAATACTCTATTATATTCAGGATTAGCTGTAGTTCCAGTTAAACTATAAGATCCACTATCACTAGTAAGATTATAATCTACAATGAAATTAGCAATAGTTCCAGTATATAGATAAGATCCAGACACACCGTCAAGAGCATAGTGATATTCTAGATTTGATATAGTACCATTAAAATTATAAGATGTGGCATCAACAGAAAATAATCTATTATATTCTAGATTAGTAAGACCATTGATAGTAAATTCATAAGATCTGGTAAATACAGTTAAATCGTAATGTTTATGTAAACCTACAATATCACCTGTAAAATTATATGAACCACTATCACTAGGAAACACTATATGATATAATGTAGTAGCTGCAGTTCCTGTCCATGAATATGACGTAGTATCAGCAGATAATAATCTATTATATTCAGGATTAGCTGCTGTTCCAGTTAAACTATAAGATCCACTATCACTAACAAATATTCTATTATATTCTAGATTTGCAGTG